AACAAGTGGGTGGGTTGTTAGCTTATCCACTCAGGTGCAACGAGACGTTGCTCAAAGCAAAATTTTAAATTATCTTAATCCAGATTGGATTGCGGATGTTGTTATGCTGAGTGGAAGAAAAGATAGTTTTCAGAATGGAGTTATAGATTATATTTTAGTTAAAAATGTGTTTGGAACACTTAGCAAAATAGGCTTTAAAAGTTGTGATCAAGGCAGGGAAAAATTTCAAGGCACAAGCCTAGATTATATTTGGTTTGACGAAGAGCCTCCGTATGATATTTATGCCGAATGTAGAATGCGAGTTTTGGATAAGAATGGAGATATATTTTCAACAATGACACCATTAAAAGGAATGACATTTGTTTATGATGAAATTTACATGAACAAATTCAACGACTCAAACATTTGGTATGAATTTATGCAATGGGATGATAACCCTTACATTAGCGAAGAAGCAAAAAATGCAATGAAAGCCAGCATGAGTGAAGAAGAATTGCGATCAAGGCAGTTTGGTGAATTTATGGACGTTGGAGGCAGAGTTTATCCAGAATTTGATGAAAATATTCATGTGATTGAACCTTTTGATGTGCCTTATGAGTGGCAGGATAAACTTGCAATAGACCCAGGTTTAAAAAATCCGCTGTCATGTCATTGGTATGCAGTAGATTATGATGGGAATGTGTATGTTGTTGCAGAACATTATGAGAGAGATAAAGATATAACATATCACAGCGAAAAAATACATGAAATAAGCGACAGTTTGCATTGGCACAGAAATTCAAATGGAATGCTTGAAGCCTTAATAGATAGCGCAGCAAATCAAACAACACTTGCTTCACGCAAAAGCGTTGCAGATCTATTCTATGACCATAACATTCTTGTTAACACCAATGTTAACAAAGATGTTTTTTCAGGTATTCAGCGCGTTAAATCTTATTTAAAAAACAGTTTGGGTGAAACCAAATTGTACATATTTAACACTTGTAAAAACCTAATTAGAGAGATGAAAGGTTATCGTTGGGGAAAGGGTGAAAGCCCTGTTAAAGCTGACGACCACAGCATGGACGAACTGAGATATTACATTATGGCGCGTCCAGAAAATAGAAAACCAAAGCCTGTTTTGAACATTGTGCAAAAAGAGAAAGAAAGATTAATTAGACTTAACAATGCAAGGAGGTTGATGTGAAATAAAAAAGATATTTGATGATGCAACGCTAAAAGCCTTAAAAAATTGTATAACAGGTTTCACAACTAAAGAAATAACAACAGAATATGCAGTTGATGAGGAAACGGGGGACTTGAAAATTGTGAAGCAAAAGATTAATGAAAAAAACATACCGCCTAATACGGATATAATTAAACTAATTTATAATCATTACACGGAAGATAAAATGGATTATAACAAATTAACAGATGAAGAATTGGAAAATGAAAAGCAAAGATTAATTTTAGAACTAAAGGAGAAAGAAAATGCTGGTGGAACTTGCAAAAACAAAAATTAAATGCGACGCAAGCGGATGTGAAAACCTATGTGAATATCAAATTGTTAATAAAAGATTTGTTTTCGATGGAAGTGTGTATTTATGCACTAATTGCTTAAATGAACTATATGGAGAAATTGGCAAATATATGGTGCCAAAAAATGTTAAACCAATTTATAAAAGGGGAGGAAAAGATGAGTAAAACTAATTCAAAAATAGTTGAAGAAGTGGTGTCGGACTATTTATCCAGAAGAGAAGCAAGAAGAAGTTTGGAGGCGCAATGGCAACTTAACATTAATTTTATGATGGGAAATCAATATAGTTATATTGCGTCAAATGGAGGATTAAATCAGGATACAAAACAATACTTCTGGCAAGAAAAAGAAGTGTTCAACCAAATTGCGCCAATTGTTGAAACTAGAATTTCAAAAATTTGTTCAAACACACCAAGTGTAACTGTTGTTCCAGCAACAACAGACGAGGCTGATGTTGAAAGTGCAAAATTAAGCAAAGAAATAATAAACTCAGTTTCATCAAGGCTAAACTTACCAGATATTATAAAAACAGCAACAACTTGGAGTGAAATTTGTGGCACAGTGTTCTATAAAGTGATGTGGGACACAAACAGTGGCAAAATGGTTGCAGTTGACGAATTAGGAAATCAAATTAACGAAGGTGACGTTAACATTGAAGTTGTGTCACCTTTTGAAATTTTTCCAGATAATATCTCTTGCGAAAGAATTGAAGATGTTAAAAGTTTAATTCACGCAAGAGCGATGGATATTAGTGAGATTAAAACAGAATGGGGTGTTGATGTTGATGAGGAATTGGTCCATTCCTTTTCGTTAGATGGTCACGCTTCCAACCTTGGTGGGCTTGGGTATGACGCACATATAAACAAAGTTGCGAATGTTGAACTTGCCAACCATGCAATTGTTATTGAAAGATATGAGCGTCCAAACAAAAAATATCCAAATGGCAGACTTACCATTGTAGCAGGTGGAAAACTTCTATTTGATGGAGAATTGCCATATTTCAACGGAGAGATGGGCAATAGGACTTTCCCGTTTGTTAAGCAAATTTCAAACTACATGCCAGGCAGTTTCTTTGGTGTTAGTGTTGTTGACCGCCTTATTCCATTGCAAAGAGCATACAACGCTGTTAGAAACAGGAAACATGAATATTTTAATCGTTCAGTTATGAATGTGCTGGCAGTTGAAGATGGCAGTGTGGATACAGATGCATTAGAAATAGAGGGGTTAAGTCCTGGCAAGGTGTTGGTTTATCGTCAGGGAAGTAAAACGCCTGAAATTATGCAAAACCCAAAATTAACAATTGATTTCGACACGGAAGAAGAACGACTCCTTGGTGAGTTTAAAACAATTTCAGGAATTAGTGAACTGATGACATCAACCTATGCAAACTACACAAACATGTCAGGTGTGGCACTTGAATTATTGGCAGAACAAGACAACACAAGGTTATTAACAGCAATTGATTCGAGCAAACTTGCAGTTAAAATTATTGCTAAATATGCATTAAGACTTTATAAACAATATGCTGTTCTTCCGCGTCTTTTAAAAATTGCAGGAGAAAGCGGAAATGTGCAGTTATATTATTGGGATAAAAATGAAATTTGCAGTGATGATGTAGTCTTTGATTCGTCAAGCAACACAAGTGAAACTTTGGCACAAAGGCGAACAATGCTTTTAGATTTAATTAAACAAGGTCTAATGTTTGATGAAAACGGAAAATTTTCTCAAAGCACAAGAAAGAAATGTTTAGATTTATTGGGCTTTGGAATGTGGGAAAACTCAACAGACATAACTGCCCTTCAAATATCTCATGCAAAAGAAGAAAACATTGCAGTTTCATCAAATGAAAACATTGAAATTCTTTCAATTGATGATCATAAAATTCACATTGATGAACACACTGCATACATTTTAGGCGGTGAGCTCAAAGCTAAATTAAATTCAAAACAAGTAACAGAAAAATTGCTAGCGCACATTGAAGAACATAAAAAAGAATTGTCAAAACAAAGTTTATTTAACAAAGGAGAATAATATGGAAGATATGGAACAACCAAATCAATTAGATTTAGGCTCCAACGAGAATTTTGGAAAATTTAAAGATGCTGAAAGTTTGTTAAAGGCCTATTCAAACTTGGAAGCAGAGTTTACCAAAAAAAGTCAAAAGTTGGCAGCTCTTGAAACAGAAACAAAAGAAAGAGAAAGCACAGCCAACAAAATTAAAGAAAACGAGAGAAAAGTTGAAGAATTTATAACAAAGTTTGAATTTGCTAAACCTTTTAGTAGCGCGCTGAAAGAAACTTTGGCAAATAATCTTGAAGCGGACTTGAATGAGGAAGCTTTTAAAATGATTGCAAACAATTATAAATCGGCAAAAGACTTTGCTGAAGACCAAGAATTTTTGAATAATTACATATTTTCAAATAATGAAATTAAAGATAAAATCGTTAAAGATTACCTATCTCAAGTATCTCAAAATTCACCAATCAAAATGCAAACCAAAGGCAACATTTCTCTCACGCCGCCAAAAGTTCCAACCACAATAAAAGAGGCTGGTGTTTTGGCAAAATCAATAATTAAACAAAAATAATAAGGAGAATTAGATGGTTGACTTAACAACAGCGCAAAATGCGTTAAAAGACGCATACTTGGTTGCGGCTTGCAATCAATTAAATACAAAAACAAATCCGTTGCTTGCAAAAATCAAACAATCTTCAAGCGACGTTTATGGAAAACAAATCATTAAAATGGCACCAGTTGGTTTAAACGGAGGTGTTGGTGCAGGAAGTGAAACAGGCGAACTTCCAACAGCAAATGAAAACAACTATGTGCAATTTAAAACAACACTAAAAAACTTATATGGCACAATTGAAATTAGTGATAAAGCCATTAGAGCAAGTGCCAATGATAGTGGTGCTTTTGTGAACCTTTTAAATGCAGAAATGGAAGGTTTACTAACTGCATCAAAATTTAATCTTGGCAGAATGCTTTACGGTGATGGTAGCGGTTCAGTTGGAACTGTTCAATCTAATGCTTCAGGGGTTTTAACTTTAGATAATGTTAAAAATCTTATGGAAGGCATGGTTGTTGATATTTATTCAAGCGGCTCAAAAGTTGTTGAAGGTGTTAGAGTTGCATATGTAGATAGAGTGAACAAAACTGTTCAATTCACAAGCACAATTTCAGGCGTTGATGCTGGAGATATCCTTTATGTTCAAGGCAGTAAGGACAATGAAATTACAGGTCTTGGCGCAATTTTTGGAAACAGCGAAACCTTATATGGTTTAAATAGAACAGCTAATAAATGGTTGTCTCCATTCACTAGCACAGACGCTAGGGAAATCAATGATAACTTATTGCAATCTGCTGTTGACTTCTTAGAAGAAAACACAGGTTCTAATATTGACTTCATCACTTGTGGAGCAGGAGTTAAACGTGCTTATCAAGATTACCTCGCTTGTTATAGAAGAAACATAGATGTTGCAATGCTTGAAGGTGGATATAAGGCTATCACTTTCAATGGTATTCCTGTTGTTTCAGATAGATTTATCCCAGACGATACACTTTATATGCTAGACACTTCAAAATTCACACTTCATCAATTGTGTGATTGGGAATGGATTGAAGGAGAAGGTGGCAAAATTTTACGCCAAAAAGCAGGTTATCCAGCATACACAGCAACACTTGTGAAGTATGCAGACTTAATTTGTGAACAACCAAATGGACAAGCAAAATTCACAAACATTAAATCAACTGTAACAAATCCATTCACAGCGTAAATTAGGGAGGAATTATGCGCTTTCAAATAACTTATGATGTATATGAAATTTCAAAAAGGATTAAAAATATAGATAAAGATTATTACATAGTTTATGATACATTCACAAATAAATTTGAGGTGCATAATTCATCTCAGTTAGACACAACTTATTGTTTAACTTTGCCATATAGCGAGTTGGACGAGAGAACACTTAACTATGTGGCAAAAACACGTTGTGCAAATATTGAAAACATACTTGAAGAAATTGAAAATAATAATAAAATTCAAGAAAGTGCAGATAAATCTTCTGTGCTTGATGAATTCAATGAAATATCAGCAGACATTTTAAAGGAGAAATAATGAAGATTATTGATGTTATAAAAAACAGCGCAGAACTTCTAAATCTTAAAGAAACAATTGATTCACTTAACACAGCAACAGAAGAAAATGAAACAGAGATTTTAGCTCAGACTGAAGTGCAAAGACTAATTAGTTTGTCTTCCCTTGCAGTTCAAGAATTATGTTCAAACTACATTACAGTGTATGTTGAACAAGAAATTGAAACAGAAGATTGCAAATTTCCACTTAAAAATTTAACGAACTACGTTAGAATTAATTGTGTTTGTGAAAACGGAAATAAGGTTAAATTTAAAATTGTGAATAGGAACATTGTTTTTGAAAAAGATGGAAAATACATTGTTAAATATTCTAGTTATCCGCAAATTAGTTCATTGTTTGAGGAAATAGATTTTTTAAGCGAGTTTAGCCCAGATGTTTTAGTGATGGCAATTTGTGCATATTATGCTGTTGCTCACGGAATGTTTAAGGAATTTGAACTTTATCATGAAAAATATTTAAACAAAGCACAAGCAATAAAAGAACTTAAACTTTTTGAAATGCCTTTAAGGAGATGGGAATGAACGCTAAAAAAATAAATATTAAGCGTTTTGATAACTTTTCAACGTTTTATAATTATCGTCCTTCAAAAACGCTAAAAAACTCTATGGGTGTTGGGGTTGCAACTTTTCCAAGTGAAGCAACAGATTTAACAGAAATTGAACTTAACACAGACGGTTTAGGGTTGGATAGTGTGGAAGGTGTTGCGTTTGTTAAATTGTTTTATAAAAAAACAGGAAACACACAAAACAGGCTTTTGCTGTATGGCTCAGATAAAAAAATTTATATCAACGAATTATTTTATCAAGACACGGAATTATACTGGTTGTATAAATTAACCTGTGAATCCGCACCCGTAACATTGGCTTGTAAGCAAGATGATTTAGACACTGTTATTTTAACAAGCAAAGACGAAATGAAAATTTGGAAAGCAGGTTTTTCGCCTTACACAATTGAAAATGTTCCAATTATAACCAGCATGTGCATGAATGAAGGAGTGCTTTTCTGCACAATTCAAGAACCAGCATTCAAAGTTTGGTTCGCAACAGAATTAGGTGTTGAAAATGTGGGTAGCATAGATAAAAATTCAGGCTACATAACATTTGAAGATGATTTGGGCTATGCACGAAAAATTATAACTTTTGATCAAGACGTTTATGTGTTTAGAGATTATGGTATTTCAAAAATTAATTATATTAAAGGAGAAATAACCACCACGCAAATTTATGAATCAACAACTAAAATTAATTGCAACACAGTTTATTCTTGTGGGAATGTTGTTATGTTTATGACCAACAATGGGATATTCACGTTCAACGGAGTTAAAGTTAGTAAAACAGATATTGACATAACAGAGATGCTAACTTCTCTTAATGATTCAGCGGTGGCGGCTTGTTTAAATGAAAAATATTATTTAGCTTTAAACCTAGATTTTGCTGACGATAAGCAAATTTTCTGTGAAACAGGTAACTATGTTAATAATGCAATATTAGTTGTTGACACTAACGATTTTTCATATGAAATTATTCGTGGTGTTGATGTTAAATCAATTGTTCCAATTAAAACTGAGTTGTGCGAAAAAGTTTTGTTAACTTTCAACTCTGGATATAATCATAAACTTGGTCAAATTGTAAATTCGTCAACATGTTTTGGCTCTCCGCTTCCAAAATATTGGGCAAGTGGAAGTTTGGTTGATAATTATGATTCAAAGGTTTTCACAAAACTTGAAGTTAAAGCGGATAAAGATGTTAAATTTAATTTGCATTTCAATGATAGGGTTATAAGTTTCACAACATATAAAAGTGGTTTGAATAAATTTTGTTTCAAAATCTATTGCAATGATATGAAAATTTCCATATCTTCATCAAATGCTGATGCAAAAGTTGAAGATGTGATGTTGGAATATTATGAAAATTAATGGCGGTATTTTAAAAACTTTCAATTTGTATTATCAATATTTGCAGGCACAAAAAATGTTAAAGATTTTGGGTGCGTTATCCAAAATTGAAAGGAGTAAAAATGAAATGGAAAAACAGGTTAACAAATTATAATTTTTGGATTTCACTTGTAAGTGCTGCGTTATTAATTTTGCAAGCATTTGAATTTGAATTCGACATTGCTTACATTAATGAAATTGCAACGGCTGTTTTAGGTTTGTTGGTAGTTATTGGTATAATTAGTGACCCAACAAAAACATATTCTTCAGTTGAGAGTAAAAAACAGGAAAATGCATTAAACAATCCAACACAAGAATCCAAGCCTGAAGAAAACGTGGTAGAGCACGAAACAATTCAAATGCCCAATGAGGTTGAAGTTAAAGATATTAATGACAATGTTGAAAATGATTTTCAAATTCTTATAGACAAAATTTCAATGGACATTAAAGATAATCTTGCAAAAATAAGTGAAATTCAAAACAACATTTTAAGCGAAGCCTCAAAACTTGAAATACCAAATGAGACAAAATTAACAGTTTCAGAAAACGAAACTAAACCAGAAACAGTAGTTCAAAATGGTATTAATATTGTAAATTAAAAAGAGCTCCCATTTGGGAGTTCTTTTTTACATAATTATTGAACTTTATTTAATTCACTGTTTTCTGTTCTAGCAAGAACAATGCTGTCTTTAAATATTTTTAAGTTGCTGTCTAAACATGAATTGATTTTAATAAATTCAGGATTTGCAATTCCAATAATATTCATTGGTGTTGAGCTAATAGCTTTAACCACATCACGAATAAATTCACGATTTAATAAGCATTGAGTTGGCAAGTTTTCGCAAAAAGTTTGACATTTTTGTCTAGTGTAAGAAACATTAAATTCTCTTAAAATTTCAGCTGTTGTTTTTGCAATGCTTTCATTTGTTAATAAATCATTAACTTCTTTAATTGATAAAACACCTTTAATTGCACTATATCTAAGAACTTTGTCATCGTTTAAAATGTAAATAACAGTTTCCCATAGAGTACGATTAATTTCAATTAATGCGTAACAATCTTGAAAATAACCATTTTCAACTTTAAAAACAAGGCAAGTTGCACTTTTATCCATAGGGATTTCTTTTTGATTGTTTAATTTGATATAATAATGTGAAGAATCAACATTTGAATAAAGAGAATTAATTGGTAAATTGTCCCAACCATTTTCACTAGAAATAGGTTTGCAGTCAAAAAAGTGATTAAACCTAGTTCTGTCGTTTAATTGAATATATTTATCACTCAAAATTTTAATATTTTTCATAGTGTTTCCTTTTGCATTGGCACTATATCATTAAAAGTTTATCTTGTCAATATTCAAAATTAAAATTTTTTTAAAATTTCCATGAAAAAATTAAAAAACAAGGCAATAATTGTCGAAATTTATTGCTTTATTTAATGGTGTAAACAATTAAACAATTTTAACTAAATATTATGTAAGAACCATAAACGTTGGTTTTCATTTAATAATTTAAATTATGGCTGAACGTATTTTATGTAAATAAAACTTTAAAATTATTGAGTAACAGAACTTAATTTTTAAAAATAAAGTCTAATATTTCTTTAATAATTTCAGAATCTGGTTCTTGTTTCATATCATATATTCGAATTCCGTAATTACCTATAAATTTCCCTTTATTTACTGGAGTGATGTTTATCTTTAATGATTTTTTTAATTCTAAAAAATTTTTTATATTTGAAAAATCTTGTTTTTTATTTATTATTATACTCCACATTTTAGACATTGTTTTTTGATTGTTAATTAAAATCCATTTGTTTGAAGAGTCAATTCTTAACACTGAAATATATTCATTGTTATATTCTAGCATAGATTCTTCTTTAGTCCAGCTTCTATCTGTTAAAAAATCTCTATAAGGTTTTAATTTTGCTAATAGATTTTCCATAAAATTCTCCTAAAAAAGTAAACCCAAATCGAACTTTTTTCAATTTAGATGCATACTGGCTGGGGTAGTTGGATTCGAACCAACGTATGACGGATTCAGAGACCGTAGCCTTACCGCTTGGCGATACCCCAATGTTCAAATATTATAACAAAATTTCATTATAAATCAAGTAATCTTCTAGCTAGCATTCAAAATTGTATAAATTAAATGAAAAAATTTTAATAGTTGATTATCAATACAATAAGTATGGTTGTATTTATATTTCAATCATTATTTATATGAATTGCGTTTGATTGCAAAAAAAGATGGAGTGAATCCATCTTTTTTTTTAAACTGATACTCCAACACTAATGTTGTTTTCATAATATTCTTGAATTTCAGGAATAAGTTGGTGGAATTTCTTTTTATATCTTCTCAATTTTTTTTGGTCTTCAATTGATAGTGGTTGTTTAGACATTAAAACTTTAAGTTTTTCAAGTCCTGAATTAAGTTGATAGTATAAGCTTTGGCGAGGATAATTATATTTTTGTGAATATTCTAACAAAGACATTTGTTTATGACCAAATAGTCCAAAGTAAACCATAACAGAAGTTTGTTCACCTGCTGTTAGGTGAGAAAAACTATTAATAACGGTTTTAATAAAATTTTCTGATTCAATTTTGTTTCTTACATCTTCTTGAAGATTATATTCATCTGGCAAATCAAATTCCATAGGATCACCATTTTTATCTTTTGCCATTGTTGAAAAAGAAACAATAATCATATTTTCTTTATTTCTTTTGTTTAAATATCGTAAAACATATTTGTTAATAACAACATATGCATATGTTGAAAAGGCATTGTTCCTTTCAACATCAAAAGTGTCAACAGCTTCAATTAATCCGAGTTTTGCATTAAAATATAAATCACTTTCAGGGTCGCAATAAGAAATGCCATTAACAATTTTGGTTACAAATTTTAGAATTAAATTTTCATTTGCAAGAATTAGGATTGTTCTTGCGATGCTGTCATCTTTAGAAATTCCTTTTGCTAAATCTTGGCGATAAGCACGAAACAACTCAATCTGTTTTTCTTTTGGAATAACACCATTAACAGATAGTTCTTTAATTGTTTTTGAAACAATCCAATCTTCCATAAAAGCTCCTTTCATGTGTAATATAACACAAAATTATTGTTTTTTCAATAGTGATTTAGAAAATTCTTAAAATACGTTTTTAAAGTTATTAACATGCGAGGGAATAAAAAAAGAATGTTTCTACAACACTCTTTTTAAATTATTTATTTTCATTATCTTTTTTTTCAATCATGTTTGAAATTAGATTTTTATTTTGAGAAGTAGTTGAGGATTCTTTCATTCCAGAAATTTCGTTTAATCTATCACAAAGTGTTTGACAAATTTCTTCTTTACTTAAATGAGATAAAGTGGAGAACATAATTGCTTTATCGACAGTGTAAACTCTGGTTGCTTTATTATAATATGCAACATGAATTGGCAAATCAATTCCTTCTTTTAAGCAAGTGTTGGCAAATAAAACAAATCCAGGATGGAATCCTTCAAGCACAGGCAAGTAACCTTTTGATGAATCTTCGGGATAAATAACCACACTTTGTTTGTTTTTAATTGTTTCAACACTTTCTTTAATTGTTGTTCTAAATCTCGCATCTTTGTAAGTAGAAATTAGGTTTAAACCGCGGTAAAAAATCCAAGTTAGAGGTGAGGCAATTAAACAAAACATTCTTGCTGCAAATAAATTCCAATGTTTTTTGCCATGATAATATTCTTGTGTTTGATATTTATATAGTTGTACGAGGTTGGAGTTCATTTGCCATGCTCCCCATAACCTAAAAGGTTCATTAAGGAATAATTCAAAAGCCAATGGAGCAGAAGTTCCTTCGTGATTACTTAAAATTAGAGAACCTTCTTTAATTTTATCTCCAAGATACACAAAAGTTGGTTTCTTTTTAAATAATTTTATAAAACCCTTAAAACCTCTAAACCACCATGAACGCTTGTTTTTTAATTTTTCTTTTTTCATTTGTTCTCCATATATGTTTATATAATACCATAAAATATATTTTAAGCAAACAAAAAACATGTTCAAATTAAATTTCGTTGTAAAAGTCAACATATTAACCGCATTTTGTTTATTTAAATGACAATGAAAATAGATTAGCCATTAAAAATTTACATGTTTTTAAAATAAATATATAATCGTTTGACAACTGCTTTTAAAAAAATGTAGCATATATTGACAAAATCTCAAAAATATTGTATAATAAAAAAGTATAAACAAATAGGGAGGGAAAAATGTTTGATGAAGAAAGGAACCGTAAGCACGAAGAAAGCAAACTTGCTACTTTAAAAGGCTATGGTTTAAATCTTGTTAAGAAAGATGATAAAATAGGTTTTGAAGATGAGGAAGGCAAACTTGTTATTCCATGTGAATATGATGCTTATGAAATAAAAGGAAAAACTTTCATGGTGTATAAAAATAGCAAAGGAGCCGTTTACAATCGAAATACTGGAGAACTTTCTGATTTAGATTATGACTGGGAAGAACATAAACCGTATGGAATAGTTGTTTATAAAGGTGCTTATTATCATTATTGTGGTCTATATAACAACATGGGTCAAAAAGTACTTAATTGTGAATATATTGATTTAGATTTTTATGATGAAAAAGCTGGCCTTGTTGCTGTTCAAAGTTCAGGTTGGAAGTATATGTCTTTACACACAAACGAAGTTTTTGAGCATGATTCTGTTGTAGATTATACATTAAAAAGTGGCTTTAAAGTAGTACATGTTAAAGATAAATATATGCTAGTAGAACCAGATGGACACCCAGTTTCAGATTGGTGTGATTCATATGAAGTAAACGAAAAATATGTTCTTATGAAAAAGAATGATGGGAAAAAATTTATTTTCAATTCAAAAGGAAAGTTTTTAGAAGATTTTAAAAGAAGTAGTATTATAGTAGATATTGATTCAGAAATTGTTATTAATGAAACAAAGGATAGAGATTCTATTTATCACATTACCGAAGAATCAGTTAAAGGGTTATATTCATCTTGGAAAGATATTCCAGAAACATCTTTACAATATTACCACGGAACTAATTTTATATGCCACAAACAAACAAACAAATTTTTGGGATTTTCTGGAGACGTAGACTTTAGCGAAGGTTTGATGCCAATAAGAAATATGAACCGTAAATGGGGTTATGTCAACGAACTTGGTGAAATTGTAATACCTTTTCAATTTGATGAATGTCCATCTGGTTTTTATAAGGGCTTTGCTATGGCAAAAAAAGATGGGAAATATGGCGTAATTGATGCTGAAGGTAAAGAAATAACAGGTTATATTTATGATGATTATAAATTATTAACAGATGGATATACTGCTAAAAGAGAAAAAGCTCCTTGCGGAGATTATATAATTGTTACTAAAAATAATCAAGTTGGATTGATTAACCCGCTTGGTGAAACTGTTGTAGAGTTAGGCAAGTTTGAATCATTCAATTCACCATTTTTACATTTAGATGGTGATAAATCTTATGAATTGATATATGTTCGTAAAGATGGAAAAACAGGTCTAATAGATAAACAAGGGAATATTGTTTTCGATTTTAAATATGATAAGCTATATTTAGATAATGAAATAGGATTTTTCTATGTTCATAACAATGGAAAACAAGGATTGGTAGATTTAAACTTTAATGAAATTATACCTTGTGAATATGATACGATAGAAAGTGTTTCTTTTAAATTTGAACCTGGGTTTGCGGCTGCCAAAAAGGGAAAAATTTGGGGCATTTTAGATATTGAAGAAAACAAATTTATTCCATATGAAAATACTGATAGCTTTTTCTATGATTATACTCCTGATATTATACAGTGTATGTATTTTGAAAGAGTTTTAGAATCATTAACAAAAGAGTTTTGGGAAACAAAAGTTGATCCTATAGAGGATAAAAGAACTAGTAGTAGAAATTTTTTTGGTCTTAAAGATATAGATAGTATTGTAATTATAATGAATGCTA